CCGCCTTCCTTGCCTTTTATGCGGCGGGCGAGGAGTCGCCGGTTGATTTTGGGTTTTCGTGCTCCTGAATCGCATCGAAAACCGATTTAAGATTGGATATCAGCTGATCGTCAAGAAAATCCAGGGTCAGTTCGCCTGCCTTTCCGCCCTCAATATCTGGCAGCGCATGAAGCCGCGTGAACAGGGTGTCGGACAGCCAAGGGATGTCATCTTCGTTTTTTGCTTTCGCATTCTTCAAATCGCGAACCGTCAGCGGGTAGTAAAGAACGGCTATGTCTTTTGTTGATTCGGTTCCGGATTCGTCGAATGCGGTCCATTTTGCGGATGTAACTCTAAAAAGGCGATTGGGCTTAGTCATATTCAGTCAGAAACAATGCGGCCGGAAACGTTCCCGGCCGCTTACAGCAACGGCTGGAGGATTAACCCTGGACGAAGCGTCCGTATGTGCCGAAATCCTCCGAAAACGGCGCATTCGGATCGGAGAGGAGCATCGGTTCGAATTCGTACCGGGCGACCTCGTTTCCTTCGTTTTTGATTTGGAATTTGCTCGGATTGATCGACGCGCGCCAGAGGTCGAGCGTGACCGGCGTGTTCGCGTCCGTGGCGATGTTGACGCCGACGAAACGGATAAACCGTTCGATCTGCTCGACCGTTCCGATCGAAACCGCGTCCAGCGGGTCGTTCTCCGCGCCTGCGGCCTTGAACGGCTGGGTAAAACCGGTGACGTTGATAAACGTCACGAGTCCTTTGTTGAGATCGGCCGTGTAATTCGTGCCGGCGGTCAGCGTCGCGGGCGAACCGGCGCTGTCGGTAATCGTCAGTGACGCGAGGTTCGTGTACGCGCCGGGAACGGGCAGGATGTCACCTGCAACAATGGCCGCCGGAAACGGCAGCGCGCTAAACGTCGCTCCGGTCTCGATCTCGGTGTACTCGCCGCCGAGCGCGATCGCGAGAATTTTCGGATCGTGCGTGTCGAGGACCATGCGGCACTTGGCGTCGACCTGCGTCGCAATCGAGAGATCCTTCACTTTGAGGGCGTTGCACGAATTGTAGTGCTCGGCCTTTTCGTTCGTGACCTCGACCTCGAGTTCCGGACAGTGGAATTCCTGAACCTTGTTGAACGCGCCGGAAGCGCTTCGTTCGCCGATGTAGACGCATCCGCGTCCGAGAAAATATGCCATGATTAACTCCTACGAATATGAATTCCAGGTCTGCGTCAGATACGCGATTTCAAGTTCGACGGCCGCGCCCGCGACCTCAAGATTTTCCGCCGGAAGGATCAGTCCTTCCTTTGTCAATTTTGTCCAAAGCGCCAGCGGCACGCCGCCGACATTCCAGAACGGATCGGTTCCGATCGCTTCGACGACGTCGGCCAGATATTTCCGGGCGGTCGCCGGATTGTCGTCGGCCGCGAGAAAGATCCGGATCAGAACCGGCAGCGTAAACATCTGCTGCGCCGCGGTCGGCTGGCCGTTGACGAAGTCCACGTCGGCGACCGTGTCGAAAACCGACACCGCCGGCAGGTCCGCTTCGTTCCAGTTCGGCTTCGAATCCGCGACGTTCAGGCCGAGATCGGTCTCGTAACCATCCGCGACAAGGATTTCCTCCAGTCGCGCGACGATCGCCGTCACCAGCTTCTGCCGTTTCGAATCCGCCATTATTTCAAATACAATCTGGACGTTCCGTGTCCGTCCTCGGCGATCGTTCGGATCGTGTAAACCGTTCCGCCGATCGTCGCCTTGTGTCCGTCGCGAACTCCGTCGATGTCGGCGGTTTTCGCTTTGAAGAACTTCGCTCCGGCCTCGACCGCTCCTTCGTAGAGCGTGACTTCCTCGGTCGGCGTGGACATCAGAACGCTGATTGTCCGCCGGGGCGACGTGTTGATTTCGCATTCGACGGCGAAATCGTCCAGGTCAAAGAAGTCGTCGAGGTTCTCGGTGAACGCCATTTACTTTTTCTTTTCCGCTTTCGGCTCGGCCTTTTCCGGCTCGGGAGCCTCGTCGGGCGCGGCGAAGTCGACCGCGATCGATTCCGGCAGTTCGACTTCCTCACCGGCCTTTCGCAGCCGGCCGCCGACGTAGCAGTCGGCTCTCAAAACTGTCTTAACGTTTGCCATGTTTCTTCTGCTGCGGTTTCGCTTCAGGCTCGGACTTGCCTGCTACAAGCTCGGCCGTGCCGTCCGCGATCCAGCGGTCCGCCCAGAACGCGGCAATCTCGATCGTCGAGCCTGACCGGATAATCGGGCCGCCGCTCGGATTGCCGCGACTGATGAGGACCTTGATTTTCTTTGTTTGAGCCATTTACTCACTCCGCCGCCGTCCTTGCCGGGCGACCGCGATTAAATGAATGCTTCCTGCGCGAACCCGCGTTCGGCGGCCGTGTTCGGGTGTTCGGTTGCGCCGTAAAGGTCGCAGAACGCCGTTGCAAACGTTCCCGCCGCGCCGTTGCCGGCGGTGGCGGAAAGGTCGAGATAGCGCTTGCGTCCCCGCAGATCGATGTGAATCGCGTACGACGTGTTGTCGGCCGTGTCGGACGGCAGCGTCAGCGGCGAAACCGAAAAATCGGCTCCCGAAACGTCGGCCGCGCCGGACATGCCGGAATCGTTCGACTCGGTCAGCTTCAGCGCCGCAAGCGCAATGTCCGTCGCGCCGATGCGAAAGACGATGCGCGCCTTGCTGAAGCCCTTTGTGTCAATCGTCGCCGTCGTAAACGGGGCGTTGTCGACAATTGCCTGCGGCTCGGCAACCCAAACCGTTTTTACACTCTGAAGATCGTTCATTGTTTTTGCTCCAAGGGGACGCGGCTGGCGCGTCCCTGATAATTCCTTGTCGAGTCGGTGCCGCCCGAATTACGAGCCGGCCGTGATCAGTCCGACGATCGGTCCCGCGACCGACGTGTTGCCGACGTCATGCGTCGCAATGTCGAAGCGCTCCGTCGATTTGAACGTCTGGACGTCCGATTCGAAGTCGACGTCGTTGGAGTCGGTCATTTTCATCGTGACGCCGCGGCGGTCGCCGAACGTCTGCGCCTGCGAATAGTTTCCGTAGAGCAGACAGATCTGCGAGTTTGCCTCGGTGTGCGGCATGACCTCGACGATTTCGACGGGCTTGCCGAGAAAAGCTTCCTTCAGCTCGCCCTCAAACTCCGCGTGCGTCACGCCGCCGGCGGCCAGGGCGATGCGCTGCAGAACGGTTGCCCAGAACTCGGCGGAGCAATACCACTTGACATTGCCGCTCTTGCGGGCAAACTGCGGCAGTTTGCCGACGACGCCGAGAAGGTCGGTGCTGGTGATTTCCGACCAGGCATTGCCGGACGCTGTCTGAAGACTGGCGGTAGCCGCCGCAATCTTCGTTCTGATTCCGACGATTCCGTGGTAATCGGACGAACCGTCGCCGTTGAAGCCGGCGTTGTCTTCAGCGTAGGCAAACGCGTACGCGGCCTCATCCGCAAACCTGTCGATAAAAGAAACGATGGCGTCTTCCGTCAGCTCGTCCTCAATCTTGTTGAGCACCATCCACTTCCGCGCGATCAGCTCGACCCGATCGTAGGTCGGCTTGGATTTCGTGCCTCGTCCGCCGGGCCCGACCGGATACGCCGTCGATCCGCCGGTGCGCCGATTGATGAGCTTCGTGTCGCTGTCCATTCCGACGACGTTTGCGTTTGCGCGAACGACGCCGTACATGATCCGGAGATCAATGATCGCGGATTCGAGTTCGGGCGTGACAAAGACGCCGCCCGCCGCGTTTTCGCGCCCGGTGTTGGTGCGCGTCAGCGAAATGCCGTGCTCCCGGCAGTAGCGGATTGCGTTTTCGTCACCGGTCAGCTGCGCCAGGGCGGCCATGCCTGCCCGATACGCCTGACGCTCGCCGTCCTTGCCGCGAAACGCTTTAAGCTTCCCGTGGCGCGGAGTGATTGTCGCCGGTTCAAACACGCCGGCACGTTCAGCCGCAGCCGCGGCCGGTTCCGGCGGAATCGGATTTGCTTTCTCGCGCTTCGCAAGAATCGCCGCGCGAACGTCGTCGAGGGTTTTGGACAGGTCAAGCGAGAGATTTCTCGCGAGATCCTGTTCGCCGTAAACGGCGCCGAAAGCCGCGAACTCGGTCGCGCGTCGGACCGCAGCGCTTTCAGCCGTCGCGGCAGGCGACTGCTCGGCCTCAACCGGCGTTGCCGGGGTCGGGTTTTCGTTTTCTTTCATTGAATTGTTGCTCCTGGCTAAAATGGCGTCCTTGGACGCGTAATCTTGTTCGGGCTTTTCCCGGTCGAGCGACCGGCCGACGCCGACCGAAATGTCGGCGGGAACGGAAACGAGGCTGATTTCGTACGGCTCCCAGTTGCGGGAGATGTACACGTACTCCTCATCCTTCATGATGTGGTTGCCGTCTTCATCAAGATGCGGTTCGAGATCGTGCACCATGAATCCGAACGACACGGAACGTTTAATTCCGTCCTTAACGTCCTGAAAGTTTTCTTCGCCGGCAACCGACCGGCTGAATTTCGCGGTGGCGCGGCATTTGCCCTCTTTTTCGTCGAGAGTTACGCTCTCGATCGCCCCGATCTGCTCGCGCATTTGGTGCGACCAAAGCAGCGCGCCGGTCTGTTCGAGTCTGTCGAGATTTACCGACCCGCGGCTGTGATCCAGAATCATGTAACCGAACCAGTGATAAACCGGCTCGTTCGACGAAAACGCCAGTTCGACGGTTCTGTTTTCGTCGTCGACGTTCGCCTCGCGGATCGCGAGCGATCGTTCGAAGCGTTTGCCGACAATATCCTGGGATCTGAATTCTTTTTCAGGCATAAAAAAGCCGGAGACCGCGGCCTCCGACTGAAATCATGCACGAATCGATTTTTTTATTTTTTTGTGGGGTCAATCCGCGGGCGGTGCGGGCGCTTCCGCGGCAGGCTTGCCGAATGTCAGATCGATTCCGTAAGATTCCGCCAGCTCGCGCTCTTTTCTGATCGTCTCGAAATGGTCCTCGACGTCGATTCCCCGGTCGGCGAGAATGTCGGTGATCGTAAAGAATTTGTTTTCGAGGCCAATCACGTAGGCGTTCGCTTCTTTCAGCGGCTCGACCCAAGTCCATCCGCGGCCGCGGAAGAACGGTTCGCGGACGCGCTCAAGACTCTTCGCCGGCAGGTCGAGCATCTTTGTCAGCGTCGCCGCTTCGAGCCACGCGCGATAAACCGGTTCGCAAAATGCCCTGATGACGAACTGCTGGAGGTTCGCGTAGTTGTCGCGCTCTTCGAGGCCTCCGATTTTGGCGCTGGAATAGTTCACGGCCTCAAGGTCGCCGGCGAGCGAATGGTAGGACACGTCAAGACCGGCCGATCCGCCGCGAAGTGCCGTCTTTTTGAAATCGCGCGCGCCGGGATCCTGTTTCGGCTGCAACGGCTGGAGCGAATAACCCGGCGGAAGCTCGGAGATAACGCCCGGCTCCATTTCCTGAACGGACTGAATTCTGTTGCCTTCGTCGTCTTCCGTGGCCGGGGTCGGACTGGCGTCGTCCATCGGCGGAATAACGAACGCCATCTGACAGGCCTCCGTTCGCTTGCCGACGAGCTCGGCTTCTTCGTAAGCGTCGAACATCCGGAGACGCATTGCGGCCGCGTGCATCCAGGGAATCCCGCGCGCCTGATCCTCGCCTTCTTCGCAGATGAACGCGTGAATAACTTCTTCGGCCGGCACGCGCGTTCGCCGGCGCTCCGGCTGACGCCGCTGCCATTCGCCTACCGGCTGCGTGAAATAGTAGGCGACAGGCCGATCGTTATCGTCGACCTCGACCGACATGATCACGCGGTTGCCGTTCTGAAGAGTGTCGTTGTAATTTTCATCGAGCCACGCCGGCGAGTAAAACCGGAGCGAGAAGCGCCAGGGATTCCGGCTGTCCCGGACGAAACGGACGAGAGCCTCGCCGCTGACGGCGAGATGGCGGACAAACAGCTGGCACGCCTCGACCCAGCAGAGCTTGCCTGACGCGGAGCAGGTTTCGCGCTTGCCCCATTGATAAAACGCGTTTTCGACGAGCGACGCAAGATCGCGATCGGTTTTCAGGCTTTTTCCGCTCGGCCTGACCTGGAGCGTGAACCCCTTGCCGACGATGTTGTTCCGGAGAAGATGCAAGAACTTGCGCGCGTACGGATTATTCCGCGCGAGATCCTCGCTGCGCTCGCGCAGCCGGCGCAGATCTCCGCGAAGAATTTGATTGGTGTTCGTCGGCCCGTAAATCCATTCCGAGGTCAGACGGTTGACGCGCGCCGCCGTGAACGTACGCTTCAGCGCCTTGGTGCCGGAGCCGAGCCAGCGGGCAATCTGTGTTTTCAGCTTTTCAAACATGATTTACTGCGGCCTCCGGAAACGAACGTGATGATTTTTGAAAAGGCCGTCCGGTGACAGAGCGCGTTTTTCGCGCGCCACGATGCCTGCGTACATCTTCCGGACCTCGACAAGTTCCTTCAGGGAATAGCGCTTCAGCTGGCGATCGCCGATCTGGTATTCCATGACGCCGCGCGAAATATCGCCGGACAGACGGGCGTCGATCACGTCGAGGATCTTCTGCGCTTCCGATCGCGGATCGACCTCTTCAGTCGTGTCGAGGGTCGCGAGCGTCGCGTATGCCATGATATCGCCGGCGTCGACGAGAATCTTTTCCGACCCTTTTTCGGCAAACGCCTGAAACGAATACCGCCCCGCCGCCGCATTGGCCGTCGCGGTTTTTGCGACTGCGAGAACATGCGTGTCGCCGTCAGCCGTCGCGACCGCGTTGAATCCCGGACCGGCGCCGCGAAAATAATAAGTCAGCGTCCATTCGCTCGCCGGATACAGCGAGAGCGACTTTTCCCAGGCGAGAGATTCGCCGATCGTAAATTCGGGTGGTACCGAGGTTCGTGTCATAAACTACCCTACAAAAACGAAATCGCCGGCGGCGCCTCCGCCGATTGCCGCTGCAAGTTCAATCGCGACTTGCGCGGCTGCGCAGACATCTTCGACGCTGCCGCCGTCGCCGCGCGCGGCCTCAAGGATTCCGAATCCTCCCGGATTGGTGATATCGGTCAGAGCCATATTTACGCCTGCGTCAGGTATGCGGCGACCGTTACGTTATCGGCGAGACTATCGGGCGTGAACCGAATGTATGTCGTTTCATTCGCTTTGTCGGTCGAATTGTACGAACTCCACGATCCGCCGCCGTTTGTCGACTTTTCCCATGTACCGGCGGCCATATCTTCACTCGTATCGGTTACGAGCAGGCCGCCGTTTACGTCGTCATAGATCGAGACGCGAAGTTCCGGAACCGTGCCGCCGAAAGCCGTCTTGAATCGCCATGTGAACTGTTTGAGCGCCGCCGACGATTTATCGGCAGAAAATGCATAGTGAGAATCGGTCGTGTTGTCGTCGTAAACGACGCAAACGCCGACGATCTCGGGCACGCTGCAATGATCGCCGCAGGTTTTGACCTCAACGGCAAACTGAATCTCCGATGCGCCTCCGAACGCCGAAATGTCTCCGGTAAAGTCGACGACCTGCCAGCTGTCCGTTTCACTCGAAAAATCGGCCGTCCGCGCAAGAATGCGGGCGGCTTCGGTCGTCTTCCCGAGCGCGTCGCTGCCCATATAGTCGCGCCGGATCAAAAATACCCGTGCGAATTTCTCACAGTTCGGGGTCGCGATCGGCGGAAAGATCAGGCGGCCCTGCGTGTCGCCGGCAAATTCCCAGTCGCAGCCGACCGGAATAATGAAAACCTGATGGAGCGGCGCCGTCGTACCCTGACGGCAGACAAAAAGACGGTTGCCGCCGGCGTTTGTGAAACAAACTGCGGCGCCGTTCGAAAAAATGATCGGGTGTCCGGTGTCCTTCGTCGTTTGTTCGTTGTAATAGGAATTGATGCCGAATTTCCGGTCGTAAGGGACGCCGGATGAATTGAATTTCGTCAGATAAGCGGCACCGGACGCATTGGTCGTGCCGACGACGAAAACGTCGAGCGGCGCGGGCATGTATTCGATTGTGTTGAGCGTCGCGGTCGCGGTATACGTTCCGACTCCGCCCGGCGGGGTTTCGGAAATTGTGTCCGAAACGAAAGTCGTATTGCCATTGGTTACATTTGCGAGCGCGATGCGGTTGATGGTCGTCGTCGTGACGCAGTAAAGAGACGATACTCCGGAACCGGGTCCGTGTCCGGCATTTGCCAAAATCAAATTCGCGTTCTGCGAAATCGTTCCGGTGACGGCCTGAGTGCCGGTTTGAAGCACAAACGCCGACACGGAAGCCCCCGACGCGACTGTCAGACCTGCCCGAAGATTAAATTTGAACACGCGATACTGCGCGGCCCCCGGCGAATGCAGCACGTACGTGTCCAGGTTGGTCGGAGTCGCGTTGTCGAAGTCGCACGCGGCGCCGCAGGCAACCGTCAGCGTTACTGTCGACGCGTCCTTGATCCAGTAAACAGCCTTTTGATCGTCGGTTGAGACCGCCAGTGCGATTGTGGTTCCGCCGGGCAGGAAGTCTTCAATCGACACGCCTTTTGCGTAATGAATGCCGCCGTTCGTCGTCGTCGCGTTTGTCGCAACATAAACCGGACGAAACTCCTCAATGACATAAGCAGTGCCCGACGTGATCGTCCCCGCGGTGCGGTCGAGCGTGATCGAGGTGTCGGATCCGCGCGCGGAGACGCGAAACCATTCCGTAATCTGGGACGGATTGGTCGACCCAAAACCGATTCTTGCGCCGACGGCGACTTTGTTGGCCGCAAATTGAGTACCCGATCCGGTGACGGCGGTACCGGAAACGCCGACCGTGCCTGTCGATTCGACTTTGCGATCTATCTTAAAATCACGAACCGTGTGAGCGGTCGCGGTCGCGAGCGTCAGAGTAATGAATCCCTGCCATGTCCGGACTCCGGTTTTTCGATTCGTTGACCAAAGATGAACGCGGCGGGTCGCGGATGCGGTTGTCGAGGCCTCGACGCCGAACACATAGTTGACCGTCGTCGAGAAGTTAATCGAAAAGATCTGGTTGACGCCGAACGACGTTGCTTCCGCGAACGGCCTGATCGCGTCAAAATGCGGCTGCGCAAAATCGTCGGAAACGATCCACGCCCGGCCAAGATTCAATTCAGCCTGGTCGTACGAACTTTCGGACAGGTAATTCGGCGTCAACGCCGCGACAAGTTGTTCAGCCGCAATTCTCATGTTTCAATCACCAGAACCAGAATCAAAAGTGCATCGTCGGACTTTGCCGCGACGGAAATTTTAAGGACATCATCTTCGGCGACTGTATCGGCGCTCCATCCGGACGCATCGCCAGTCACGCTGCTCGAAGTCGTCATACTGACTGTGCCGCCGGAAATCGTCGTTCCGTTTTTCTTGACGGCGAGCGTCGCGCTCTGTGCGGTTTCGCTGTACAGCTTCCATTTTGTAATGGTCCCGCCAAACGGCAGAATGACCGCCGTGTCGGCGCGATCGCCGGTCGTCGTTTCCCGGATCCCGAAAGTAACGGTTCGTTCGGTCAGTCCAGGATCGCCGTTATTACCCGGCGGCCCCTGCAAAAGGCTCAGCGCGACTAGATTTGTCCAGGAAACATCTCCAACGTACCGCCACTGGAGATGTGTTGCGTTGGTCTGGAGTTCAACTTCGCGGCCCGGGTCGCCAGGATCCCCCGCATTTCCGCGCGGAATCGTAAAATTCAGAATCGCCGCGTTCGCCGTTCCGGCGTTTGATACGGCCGCCGACGATCCTGCCGCTCCCGTTGTTACAGTTCCAATCGAAATCGTTGCCGCGTCGCCGTCGTCGCCCGGATCGCCAGGCGGGCCGGTTAATTCCGACAACGCCACCAGATTGGTCCAGCCAGCATCTCCCGCATACCGCCATTGAAGATGCGTTGCGCCGGCTTGAATTTCGACCTCACGCCCCGCATCCCCCTGAGGTCCGACATTTCCCCGCGGAATCGTAAAATTCAGAATTGCCGCGTTTGCCGTTCCGGCGTTGGATACTGCCGCCGACGAGCCTGCCGCTCCGGTCGTTACCGTTCCGATCGAAATTGTTGCAGCCGTTCCGGCATTGCCAGTCGATCCCGGCGGCCCTTGCTGCGCGATTGCGACGACCTCAATCGTTTCGCGCACAGCCTGAACGACCTCAGTCGCGCCGCCTTGTTCGACGACGGCGACTTCAGCGGGGTCATGAACCAGAACGACGGACTCACTCATACTTTTTCGGCACGAACGTCACGTCCTCCCAAAGTTTCGAAATTACGCGGCCCTGTCCGTAATCGAAATTCAGATAGCGCTTGCCGGTTTTGCACCTTGCAAACTTCTCCGTTTCGGTCGCGGTGACGAGAACATCGACTTTTCCTGCGAGCGGCGTGACGGTGACAAACGTGTCGTCAAAGGTTTCGGTGCGGTTGTCGGCAGTTATCACGAGCGTCACGGTGACGTTCGTGAGATCGATCGGATTTTCGGTGTCGGGGACGGGGTTTTCAGGCGTCGACGAGGTCGCCGGCTCGTAAAACGTCGCGGAGAATTCGTAGCTGTCGCCGATGATGATTTCAACCATTTTTCACCAATTTTTGATAAATCCGCCGCGTTTTCGCGGAATAAACGCCCTTTTCGGCGCTTTTTTCTCCGTTTTGGGCGCTTCGGGCAATTTATCAACTTCAGGTGTTTTATTTTTACTGGGGTCAGCAGAAGACCGGCGTTTAAGAGCGGCTGCAAAGGATTTCAGATCCGGATTAAGGATCTGATACGCGGCCAGATTGTAAACGCGTAGATCGAGAGGCTCGTTGCGGGCGTTTTCGGAAACCTTTCCGTAGTAGGTCGTCGATCGGCCGCGGATGAACTTGGTGTATTTCTTTTCCGCGCAGAGGCCTTTGAAATATTCGGGCGCGCGGTCGGACGGGAAATGACAGTAGCCGGGGCCGCCGCCGTACGCGTCGACGTCGTCGCCTTCGGGCGAGGTCTGCTTCCGGAGCTGCGCAAAAATGACGTCTTTTGCCGCGCTCGTGCCGATGCCGTAAACGCGGTACTTTTCCTTCCCGACGATCGACGGTTTTCGCGGCGCGATCGGATTTCCCGGAGTCGACAGACCTTTTCCGGCCCAGAATCGCCGCTGCGCGTTCGCCCGGCAGAATTTATAAACCTCGTTGGCAAGATACCCGGAATCGATGATCGCGGCTTTAACCTTGAACGTCTTACCGTCCGTCCCGTCGAATTCGCGGATTAAATATTCCTTCAGGTCGTCCCAGACCTCGCTTTCGGACGGATCGCCGGGAAACACGCGATAATCGATCGACCAGTTTTCATGATCGTAGCCCCATCCGACAACCTCGCACTCGAGACGATTGCCCTGGACGTCAACGCCGGCGGTCAAAACGAGAACGCCGTCCGGAACCTCGGCCGGATAGTCTTCCTGCGCAAATTTCAGATCCGCGTATTCGATCTTTTCGCCCGACTCTTCCCAAGTCTCGCCGAGTGACGTGTTGACGAAGGTTTTCAGAACGGTCGGGTTCTTTTTGGCCTTCAGGAAGGCCTCGGCCATGCTTCCCCAGTTTGTAAACGGCGAATAAAGCTCGTTGATTTTGAACCCGGCGGATCCGCGGAACGGTTTTTCCGCTTTCCAAAACCCGTCGCGCAACATCTGGTCTTTTTCGAACTGCTCGATGACGCAGCCGTTTTCGTCGCAGACGTAGTAAGCGTCGAGAGGTTCTTCGTCCCATCGTACGTTTGCCCAATTCAATGTCTGATATTCGCCGCAGTGCGGACACGGCACGTAATAACTGCGTTTGTCGGAATCTTCGTATTCCGGCTCGATAACGCTGGTTTCCTTGTCGCGCGGCGACGAGACGAGAATGACTTTTTTTGTTTCGTGGAAAGTTTTGGTTCTGGCCTCGAGCAGCGTCAGCGGCGAACCTTCGGCGTTCTCGACGCATGCGTCGACCTCGTCGAGAATAACGACCTCGGCCGGACGCGACGACAGCTGCGCGGCCGACGACGCGTAAACTATATTCAGGATTCCGCCCGGGAATTTTTTGCGTTTCTGATTATTGTCCTCGGTACCTTTGAGGGCGGTGATTCGCCGGCGCAGTTCCGGCGTGGCTTCGACGGTCGGGTCGAACGATTCGAACGTCCAGCCCTTGGCCTTATCCTCCGACTCGGCGCAGTAAATGATCATCGTCGGCGACGTCTGAATTCTGTACCCGACGTAATTGACGAGGAATTCGGATCCCGCGACTTGCGACGACTTCATGAAAACGACGCGGCGGACCTCGGGCGAGCTCGCCGCGTCCATGATTTCGGTCAGGAACGGAACAACGGAATTGTCCCAGCGTCCGGGGCGCGCCGATCGCTCGGGCGACACGTACCGATATTTCTCCGCCCACTCCGAGCAGGTCAGATCAGATTCCGGGACCGCGGCCGACAGCGCTCTAACGAGAGCCTGATCGATTGCGGGCGGGATTTCGATTTGACGTTGCCTTGCTGCCAGCATTCACGTAATCCGGATAATTTTCCCGGAGCATCTTCCATTCTTTGTTGAGTTCGTCGCGCAGGATCGCGCCGACCTGTGCCGATGAGTTCGCGTTGTGCAGTTTTGCCGAGATCCTCGTCGGCAGCGTCACGACGGTTTTGGTGTAGAAATTCGAAAGCATCGCCTGAAGAATCTCGGTAAACTCGGCGATTGACGCAAATTCTCCGGATTTCTTCTTCAATTCCAGCGTTTTTAGCTCCGCTTCCGCGTGAGTTTTGCGAAACTTTGCGTCGGTCAGACCGGTTTGAGACAGCAGGTTTTCAACATCGGACAGCAGATAAAGCTTTTCCTTTGCCTTGATCGAGTGCGGTTCGATCTCGTTCCGGTTGATGCGGTCGCGAACGGTCGCCCGATCGAGATTGAATTTTCGCGAGAGCGCTGAAATCGAATAGAGATCTTCGGTCGGAACGGCCTGTTTAAGTCGGGACGCGGGCGCGGACGAGCGCTTTTTTGCCGCTTTTGCTGCCGGTTTTGCGACCGGCTTTGATGCCGGCGGTTTTTTGGTTGAGACTGACATTATTTGGCTGTCCGCAGCGCTTCGTCCATCGCGCGCGCAAAATTCGGATCAAGTCGGCGCTTGATCACCTGCATCGCCGGAGTGACGATCGCCGAGTTCTTCTTGAAACTGCGATACCCCTCGAGACCGTAAACCAGGCGGAACGGGACATCGTCCGTGAATCGGGTTCGCGGCCGGCCGGGGCCTTTCGATTCTCTCGATGCCGCATTCAGGATGATCGAATCCTTAACCTCGCGTTTCAGACCTTTCTTGAACACATAAATCCCGGTCTTCCCGGAGCGTGTTTTCATGATGAGCGCATTGCCGGACGCCAGAAGACGCGAGGGCGTCGACGCGCGAGGGATCTTTGATTTGAAACTGCGGCGACCGATCTCGCCGATCACCGGCAGCGCTACGTGACGGCCCTGTCGGGATTTGCGCGTCCCGCCGGTCTCGTGCGGTTCAAGCCAGTCGGCGTTTGTACCGACCTCGGCAGTCAGATCGTTCTTCCGCGCGGCTTTGATTTTGACGCCGAACTTATTCGTTGGACGGTACCATTGCGAGCGCAGCGTGAATTTATTGTCGAGCGTGCCGAGAATTCCCGCCTGCGCATCCTTGACGGTACGGGTGAACGTCGTCGCGATCGCAAACGGAAGCTGGCGGCCGGCGGCCGCGGTCTGAAAGTTTTTTGTGATTTTCAGAGTGATCATGCAAGACCGGCCGCCGATTTCGCCGCCGCGATCGCGGCGAGATAATTTGCTTTTGCCTCGTCAAGAACGTTGCCGACCTCGTTCAACGCGTTCTCCGCGTCCCGGCGCTCCTGCGTGCCTTTCGGAATCGCATGAATCGCGTCGTGGATCAATTCAAGATCGGGCTGGCAGTCATTGAGACAGTCGATGACTTCGGTCTGTTTGTCGAGAATAATGACGTGCGGCATTTACGGTTGCTGCTCCTTTTTCTTATTGATTTTGTCCGCTGCTCCAAGTTCGTATCCGGCGACCTTGGCGTTCTGAACTTCCTGGGCGCGCTGAGATTCACGAATCTTCTCGAGCTGGTTGCTGATTTCTTTGGACTGTTCTCGAAGCTCCTCGACATCCTTCTGCAAAATCTTCAACCGCTCTTCTTTCGACTGATCCTCGCGGATAAAACTGAACAGCTGCGGGGCGAGAGCGATCAGCAACCCGATGATCGTAGCGCCGGTGGCGATCAGCCAGACGGTGCCTTTTGAAAGTTCGACCGTTTCTCGGCCTTTGTCATCGATCTTGGCCATAAGGGAGTTACGCGCGGGAGGCCTCGGCGGGAACATGTCCGCGACTTTTTTGTGACCGTTGAGAGCGCGCGGGGTCATGACAACTTCCGGCGCCTTAGTTCCCTGGCTGTTCATAAATCTATTGTTACGGTTTCGGGCCTCGTCCGATTAGGACTCCAAGTATCGTCCGAGCGTTTCGTGAACGGCCTTCAGGCTTTTCTTGAAGGCGTTCTCGTTTCCGGTTTCAAACGCGGAAACCGCCGGCGCGAACGCGATCAGCACATTGCCGAAAGCGTCGTCCGGACCGGTCGTGTTCGCGTCTTTGTTCCGCAGCCAGTTCCCGGTTTTGATCAGGATGGCCGGCAAAAACATAAGCAGCGTTTTCGGCGAAAGAAAATCCATTTACGAACCTCCTCCACGCCAGTCGCGCGCGATGAGCAGCGTCACCGATGCGATCAGATTGAGGACGAGCGGCTTCAGCGCCAGCAGACCCCAGATGTTTCCCTCCTGAACGACGGACAAAAGCTGCTGAAGAAACGCGGTGAAGTCCGAGAGGACAACGCCGACCGCCGGTAAAAGCCCGAGCAAAAACACGATGACCGCGACGATCGTGGTCTTCCAGTTTGAAAATCCTTCGATGAAATTGTTCATAACGTTCTCCTGGTTGTCTCAGCCTGATCCGGAATGCGGTCAGCTGAGGAAAAAGATCGTCGTCGACGACGAGCTGCGAGAGCCGGATCAGGCTAAGACTCCGTTAAAAGCTTTGCGGCGAGCTGCAGCACCTTTTCGGCGTAGTCCGCCTCGGTACCGCCGCCGGCGACCGCGACTCCGCGATCGTGCGGGGCGCTGGCCTTGTACTTGTGACCGACCGAAAAGGCGACGAGGCCTCCGTCCGGAAAATGATCGCGGACCGTCGTCGCGATCGCGGCTGCAAGTTTTTGCTGACCGTCAGCGGATTTGATAAAGGCCGCGTGAGTCGGGTTTGTGGCGAAGAGCGGTTCGAGAAGCATTGCCGGCATTCGAGTGCCGACCAGGTTCGCGTTGCCGCGCCCCTTGTATCCGCCGACCGAAACCCCGTTTTTGGCAAAATCGTTGTTTGCCCTGGGAATGCCGAACGTGTTGGAAATCCTTCCAACATACGCCGCAGCCATTGCTTTGGATTTTGCGCCGGCGTTGGTTCCGACGTTAACGAGGCAATAGTTCGCCTTTGCGGATCCACCGTTGAAATGGTGCTCGATGTAGGCAATCGCCGAGTCCACGTTCGCCGCCCGCTGCCGGCCTCCATAATCCAGCGGCCGCGCGGACGTGCCGTAGAATTTGACCTGAAACTTGCTCATGCGGGGATTTTAGATTTTGAGAGGATTTAATTTTTTGAGGGGTCAGTTGACGGCAAGCGGAACGTAGTGAAATTTCTGCCGGCGGCCCCGATTGAGTGCTCCTCCGCGGGCACGTTTCGAGACCAGGCGGGCCTCGATCAAAACGGTCAAATGCGTCTCCGCCTCCGATCGAGAAAGCCGGCACTCCTCGGCGATCTCCTCGATCTCGCGAGCGCCGGACAAAAGCGCTTTGAAAATTTTTGTACGCTTCACTTCCGGAGATGCGGCGTGACAAGTCCGGATCTGGTTGATCAGCCGGCTAAGCTCGATCCGGCAGTAATCGGTCGGCGCCGACGCCCGGACAATTTCGAGCTGCCTGGCAAATTCGAGAATCTCCGGATCCTTCCCGCCGACGATCCGCCGCCATCGTCGTTTGACGGTTGCCTTCGAAACTCCGAGCGCGATCGCGATCCGAGCGTGAGAGTAGCCGCGCTGCTTCATCTCAAGCAGCTGGCGGTCGGCAATGTCCAAACGAATCGGCATCAAAAAGCAAACTGATGAAAAATAAAAAAATTATGAAACTAGCGATAGATCGCGGTCGTGCGTCACCCGCACCGGGAAAAAGCCTAGAAGGGAGCCGCTGACTTATGTAAACAGGTGCGGTTGATACACCACGCCAGCTTCCCGGTTCCCTTTGCTCGCATTACAACTAAGACACGCGGGGATAATGTTCCCTGCGCTGTGATGTCCTCCTTTCGAAACCGCAACTATATGATCCATGGTGAGTTGTTTCCTCCGACCGCAGTATGCGCATCGATGACGGTACGCCGTTTTAATCGCTGCCCACTCTTCGGAAGTCAAAGTGTTAGGTAGAGATTCACGCCTCACCCTGCGCCTATATCGCTGCTGGCTGACTAGACCTGGATTCTGCTTTTTCCATTTACGTACCCTCAATCTCGATTTCTTATGGTTTCGCCAGTAGTAGTCTCGGGCCCTCGCTCTCTGATCAGCCTTCTTAGTCTCAGATCGTAAGACAGGGCATTCCAGTTGTTTCAAAGGGCGAATGCGCAGCCTCTCCCTTTCCCTGGCACGCTCCACACGCAACCTTTGCCGTTCTCGATAACCAGCCAAATATTCTTCCAGACTTACACCTTTTTGCGTGGCCCGTGTCTTAAACGTTTCTAATGCTTTTTTCTCGTAGTACTTTTGCGGGTCTTCCCCACGTTTCCTCTGCTTCCAGCGAGCAACTCGATCAGAGTCCTTTCGACGATGTGCCGCGTCCTTTGCTCTTTGACGCTTTTGCTCATTCACTCGATCCTTGTTCTGCCGCCGCCAAGTTCTTTGGCGCGAAGTCTGGCAGGCTTTGCAAACGGTCCCCCATCGGCCCCGCTGTTTATCGAACGGAAACTCCCCGACTATTTTGGAGGTCAGACATTTTGAGCATGCTTTATAACCCGATTCCGACATTTCAGATCCAATATAGCGCCAATAACTCAATCGCTGTTCAACGCTGTGTACACCGCGTACCACAGCAGCGAGGCGAGAGCGAACGCGAAGATTACCCTAATGATCTCGAATACGATCTCGCCGATCGCCGGCCACGCTCGCTTCTTTGCCCACTTCTTCCAGGTCATATCAAAACAACTCCGCGCTTACTGCGTTCTCGGTCATTCGCCGCACGATCGCGCCGCCGAACCGTTCGTCCGCTCTCTCGAAATGCTGAGACAGCAATTCGGCGCTGAGGTTGGTCGTGACGACGAGTTGATGCCCGAACGCATAGACGGCGTCGACCAATTCGAATAACTGCTCGGCCACATACTCGGTCGGCCTCGCCTTGTCGACGTCATCGAGAAAGATCGAATACCGGGTGTGCTGCTGCCGGAGATCTTCCGCTCCGATCCGCGGATACTGAAGCTGCTGACCAGACATCGACTGCTGAATGAACCGCTTGTATTCGCCGATCAACTCGCTCAGCGTGCAGATCACGGTACGCTTACCGGTCATTACCGCATGTCGATAAAGCGCCCACATCAGGTAAGTCTTCCCGGTACCGAACCGGCCGGCCAGAAAATACGAGCCTTCCGGATTCTGTCGGATCGCCTCGACAAGCACGATCTGTTTCGGATGCCGAGACACGTCAGGCTGCAGTCGCTCAAGACTGGCCGCCTTGAATGCCGGCGGAATAATCGCCAGCTTCTGCGCCTGCAATCGCCGGACAGCGCATCCGCACTTGCGGCTGAACTGATATCCGCCCTGCTGAAAGAACACGTAGCCCGAGTCGTTGCATTCGTCGCAATCAAATGACGGTGCCTTTCGATCCGATTCGGGCAAGGAAATCGCCCGTTGAACCAGTCGGACGGTGTCCGGTCGGACGGCCGCCCGTTCCATTTCGCTCATTGAATCTCTCCTGTGCGCTGAGCATCCAGTTTCGCCAGGTAGCCGGCCAGTCGAGTTTTGTCGCCTCCTTGCCGGACTTCGCTTGCCAATAGTTCTGGAATTTCTCGGTTTCGTTGGTTACGGAAATGGCCGGAGCCCGCGTTCGGGCATATTCCCGCATTTCCTCGGTTAGTTCGAACGGCAGCGGAATCCGCGTTCCAATCCGCTTTTTGGACGAAACGTTAGTTTCGTCTTTTTCAGTATTTGGAGAAGAAGAAGGAGAAGAAGAAGGAGAGCATGTGTTTTGCAATGCATTTGCATATGCATTTGCATTGCTTGTGGATTGCGGTTGCTCTGCATCCGAATTGCCTGAGGACTTTGCTCGCTTCCCGCGCCCATCGGCGGGCGTGCCTCGCTTCTTGCCCCAGCGCGCTTCGGCTGCCAGTCTTCGCGTTTCCGAATGCTCGTCTTGTTTTTCGCGCTCCTCTTCGAGCCGATCGTGAATCAATGTAGTCGGGTCTTGCTGCGACGGTTGAAACATCGCCATGCAGACCCGGGCAATTTGAACGGTCGCGCCTTTCCCTATCAATCGGGCAACGGCGTTTTCATCGTTCGGAATCGAACCGTGCAGCCAGCAGTAATTTAGAAGTCTCGTATAGGCTCCCTCCTCGGCAAGCGTCATGCATGTCACGCGAACCGAGGTCAGGTAATCCTTCGGATACCACTGGAAAGACGGTCGTTTCATTTCTGTCGATAACAGGCCGGCTCTACTCCGGCCTGTTTTCCTTTTCATCTCAAACAAAAGTAGCGTTTTCGCCTGACGCGGCGCGCGCTCCGACCGACGCGGGGATCGGATCCCGAAGGGAAGCCTACTTCGCGATCACTGCCCGAACGGCGCAATCCTTCGCTTCCAACAGCTTCCGAAGAGCGACAGTCCGCTCCGGATTCTTGGGAAGATAAAGAATTCGCCGCGCAGTGTCGTGAAACCATTTCGAAATCGGCTGCAAATGCGTGGGAAGGTGGCTGTACTCGAAGAACTGCGAAAGAAAGTCTTGTTCCTGCTCCGTCAGCGAATGAACTCTCTCGACCTGCTTTGAATTGATGGTCAACGTTCCTCGAACGTTGTGGGGCCCCTGCGGCAGGTCCGTGCCGATTTCAAGCGTGAGGTTACAATACTCAGTGACTGGTTGAGCAACCACAACGACCGCCTCAATCGCGACCTTGTCGCCCACATTAATCGGTGTTCCGTATTTGTCGTGCATTAAAATTCTCCTGAATAAAACACCCGTCTCTCCGGGCTGTCACGTCGTTCTACTGGCTTCTAGCTCCAGACGTTCTCGTGCCGCGATTACCATCACCAGTCTTGGGCGGTTTGTATCTCAACCTTCCTCCCGCAAGCATCTGCAGTGTTACCCGCATTGAGACGTGCTAATCTCTCAAACCTCGACTCGGTTGAATAATCTGCAGCCCAAGTTCAGCCGCAATCTGAAACTCAATCCTCGCGCCGCGCGACTCTCGCCAATCCGAAAGCAGCCAAATTCCATCGCACTGCGCGAGTAACTTGATGTCCTCGGCCATGAATTCAGCCCAGGATTGGCCGCGATCTTCGACCAGTGCCATCGGATTGACCGGCTCATAACCAAACGCTCTGAGTCCGCGTTCCGCCGCGTCGAATTTCGCCCGGGCCTCAACCGGATCAAGCCCGGTAATCTTCCCCGAAATGTAAATCTTCTTCATCGTCGTCTCTCCAGAATCTCGTCGCAGACATCAGCGAGCCAGATTGTCAGCACCAGCAGCAACACTAAAGGCGCTGCGACCGCGAAGACAACAAGACCCGCAAAGTCGTAAAGCCCTTTCATTTGGCCTCCTCAGTCTGCGTTGCCTTCATCAGACGAACGCGCTCGCGCTTGGCGGCGCGAATATTCTTTTTACCTTTGATCTCGTTCCCGGTCTTTTCGCGAACGTAAGGCACGTGGGGATTGAGGTAAAACAAACGCGGCCTCAACCGAGCATCCGCCCATTCCTTCTGCGCCCGCAAATCAACCGCGCCCTCGCGCTCCACTTCGACGTGTGTCAACCGCGACGGCGTCCTCAATCTCATTGCCGGCACTTGTCCGGAGGTAGATTCGTTGATCAAACCCAGTGTCAACGCCGACGCGAGAGTCGCTGCTATTCGTTTATTCATAATCGTTTCGTAAAAGGGGCGGGGAGAAGTAACAAAACCGCCCCTTCCTTCGCCGGGACCCCTACCGCCAGCCCGGCAAACTTAATTCACGCCGACCGGAGTCGTTTTTCTCCGAGATCGCCAAGGCGGCGCTTGATTCCCATCTCGATCGACTCCGCAATCTGCTTGTTCCGCTCAAGTCTTGCCAGAATTTCATGACACTCCGAGGCGTCCAGATGCCGATCCGAAAGCGCCTCGACAAGAACGCTCATCGTCTCGCTGTCCGACTGAATCTTATCCAGCAGCCGCGCGGAAATATCCTGCGCGTTCGCCTGCGGCCGCGATCGCTCAAAAATCGAATCGAGTTCCCGAAGCCAGATCTGGACATCGGCCGTCGTACGGCACGCAACGCGGAACATCGCCCGGAAATGCGCGAACGGGTCTTTTTCGACGCCGTTTTTCACCTTGTTGAAATAACTGACGTCCTTGTCCGCCTCGCGCGCGAACTCGGCCTCGTGGCCGGAAAGGACTTTGAATGTTTCGTCTGATCGCTGGTAGGCTTCTCTGCTCATAACTCACAAATCAGGGCGCAAAAGTGCGTGACGGTCACGCGCGGCTCGGTTAAGCTTCAAATGTCAGGACGCGAGAGTGATTTTTGAATCCTGGTCAGACAATTCGGCAACTACTGCCGGATGCGATTCAAGCAGTTTTGAAACCGTGCGCGACACAGAACGTTCGTCACGATCAGCAATTTTACTGATGACGTCGCGAACGCGCGGCGGCACTTTAGCGCCGAGCATTACAAGTGTTTCGTTGTTTTGAATACTCATATCAAGGGGATTGTAAGTTAACTAGGTTAACTTGTCAATGCAAACTTTTATGAAGTTAACGATGAAAAAGGCGGTTATCTTATGTAACGTCTCTAACATGCCTATTTTCGAAGGTAAACGATTGGAATTTGTCGGCGTTAAATTTAACGAATCTGAGAAAAGCCAGTTCGAAAAGATTGGTGAGGAACAAGATCGGGCGATGAGTTACGTAGTACGTGAGCTTGCGTTGCGCGGTTTAGTTTTATATTTGCAAGATCACCGTCTAAAAACGTCGCCAGAAGAAATTGAAACAGCCCGGATGTTGTTAGACGACATCGACGGTAAACAATTAGCGCCGACATCGACGGCACCAACGCCAGAAGCTGTGACCAAAACGCCTAAAGCGGCATAGTCCAATGAACATTTTACAGAGCGCACACCTGGCAACTACTTCCATTATGAAAACTCCTCTGGCGCTTAGCCTTTTATCTGCGGGCGCGCCCGCAGAAGTATCCGATGACTACGAGTTGCTTGATATCAATCAAATTATCACTGGCGGCCGCGAAGGAATCATTGCGTATCGCGTGTCCGGCGACTCAATGCGCGAAGAAATTCGACCGGGCGATTACGTGTTTGTCGACCCCCAATGTGAACCGAAAAACGGTGATACGGTCGTTTGCAGGATTAACAATCAAAACGTGATCAAGATATTTCAGAACGGAAGTGCGGGGCTTTTCTTAGTGCCTCGGAATCCTGAGTTTGTACCCTTGCGTCCGACGCCTCAAGACGACGTTCAAATCCTCGGTGTAGTATTATGGCATCTGGGGCGAGATAAATGAGACGTAAATGCGGCAAGTGCGGAGCGGCGATTGATTTCGGTCAATATTGTAGAACGTGCTTGGCAACTCCGGTCGGCCAGCCGGTTAGACGGTGCGTAGGTGTTTTCCAGATTATCGGCGTTGTCATTACCGCTTTGGCATGGGCAGGAACTATCGCGGCGGGCGGCGCGGCTATTTTGGTGCTCTGGGCGGGATTTAAGACAGCGAAAACCGCACCGCAAGAGGCCGTTGTTTGCGCTCTTGCATGCGCCATCGTTATTATTCCGTATTGCATGTCACGAGCGCTGCGCGAATTAATCAAAATTTTAACCGACTAATAAACCCCATCAACTCAAACGTTTACAAGAAGACCGTAGCGTCTTCTTTTTTTTGTCTATTTTACCTATTGACAGGTTAACTAAGTTAACGTATTCTGTGGTTAACCTGATTTGCTTTAGTTAACACGGTGGCAGAATTAGGATGGATAAGCGACATGGCACGAACCAAAAATCGAAAATCAGCATTCACCCGCCTATGCCAAACATGGATGACATGGCGGCATGAGATCGGAGACGAAGCGGCCCTGACAAAGCTTGAGACCGAATACTCGGAGTGGTCCGGTATCGGCGAGCTGCGGCAGTGGACGGAGAATTTCCGCGCGACGGAGTCGAGACATCCGGAGGATAAACGGAATGCTGGTTAAGGTTTTCTACGCTTTGAACCGCGTCCGGATCGTTATCCGGTCGTATTGGCGGTTCTGACATCCGGCCGGGCGTTTCGTATGGTCTCGGCAGCGTCGGCGAATCTCCCCGGCGCGGTCGCGAAACGTCCCGCCGGACGGCACGAGCCGTTCGGGCTGTCGGGCTGACAGTCGTTTACAAAG